AGTTCCGCGAGAAGTACGAACTCGACGCCGTACCAGAGGGCGAGAAGATCGAGGAACCCCCGCCGCCTCCGCAAGACAAATCATTGATGATGCCGGCGAAGCCCGAGTTGATCGGTCTCGACGGTCGTCCGCTGAAAGATCAGGAGAACTGATGCGCGGCTGGGGCGGTATAAAGCGCGAAGACCATCCCGCTTGGAAAGGCGGTCGACGAGTCGATCGCGACGGGTACGTTCACGTCTACGCGCCGGACCACAAGTGGCCGCGACGGGGAGGATACGTTCGCGAGCATATCCTAGTGATGGAACGCCGTCTCGATCGGCGTATGCTCCCCGGCGAATGCGTTCACCATAAGAATCACGTCCGGTCAGATAACCGCTTCGAGAATCTAGAAATCAAAATGCGCGGAGACCACATCCGGGAGCATCGCCGCCTCGACGCCCATAAGTTCAAGCGCGATACACAAGGGAGATACACGTGTGGATCTATCTAGCCGAGGACGAATCAACGGACTCGATCTCTTCTCCGGCATCGGCGGACTCGCCGAAGCTCTGGAACCCTACGTCGTTCCGCGCGCCTACTGTGAAAATGAACCCCATGCTCAGGCTGTTCTCCTATCGCGAATGTTCAAAGGGGAAGTGCCCGCAGCTCCTATCTGGGACGACGTGCGAACACTCCGAGGCGAAGACTTTCTGGGAAGCATTGACGTCCTCTATGGTGGGTTCCCCTGCCAGGATATTTCAACTGCGGGTCGCGGCGGAGGTCTGGACGGTAAGCGAAGCGGACTTTATTGGGAGATCCACCGACTCGCGAAAGAAATCGAGCCGCCGTTCATCTTCCTCGAGAACGTCCCGGCGATACGAACCCGTGGACTTGACGTTGTGGTTCGATCACTTACCGATCTCGGGTACGACTGTCGATGGGACGTTGTATCCGCTGCCGAAGTCGGAGCCCACCATCTGCGAAAGCGATGGTTCCTTCTTGCCTACGCCGACGGCAAACTCCTACGGCACGAATCAGGGCGGGAGTGCCGGGCGTTCGGGCAAGGTCCGGATGTCGCTCGATACGATGGCGCGGAAGGGTTTATGGGCGACGCCAACGGCGCGCGATTGGCGATCAGGAAAGAGCAATCTTCACGGCAAGAATTCTCGCCCTCTCAACGAGCAAGTGCTTCTCTGGCCGACGCCTCGAGCCGCCGACGGGACGAAGGGGATTCGGACGCCGGAGGGGGCAGCGGCGATGAAAGCGAGAGGCCGGAAGAATGGCGTCGATCTCCCGACCGCTATCGGTGGTGGGACGTTGAACCCGATGTGGGTCGAGTGGCTCATGGGGTACCCTTGCGGGGCAACCGTCTTAGAGGACTGGGCAATGCAGTGGTTCCGCTCCAGGCCCAAATCGCCTTCGAAAGGTTGTTAGGCTATGCCACGCGAAGGTAAGGGCTCTGCCAAAGACGGCAAACACTACTGGTTGACTCCGCCGGAGCTTCTCGAGGCGCTCACCAAAGAATTCGATTTCACGTTCGACGCTTGCCCCTATCCCCGCCCCGAGGACTTCGACGGGCTGACCGCCGTGTGGGGCGAGAGCACGTACGTCAATCCGCCCTTCTCGGGACCGACGGCGTGGGTCCGAAAAGCGATGGCCGAGAGCGAAAAAGGAAAGCGCGTCGTGCTCGTCTTTCCGATTTACAAATGGATTCTCATGCTGCTCACTCATCCCAACTTCAAAGAGGTCAGGAATCTGAAAGACGTCAAGTGGTGCGCGATCGAGGACGGAACTCCCGGGCGCGGTATCGGCCAGCATATCGCGATGTTCGTCCTCGATGGCGAGCAGGAGGATTTCTTCTGATAAAGCGAGTGACGAAGGATTTCGAGACACGCTCGATGGTGGACCTGAAGAAAGCGGGCGCCTACAAGTATTCACTCGACCCTACGACGAAGCCGACCTGCCTCGCGTTCAAGATCGTAGGCGAGCCGACGGTCTACTTCCTCGATTACCACGCGATCAATCGCCCCTGGAAGCAGCAGCCGAAGGAGCTGCAAGATCTCTGGATCGGGCTCATCCTCGAGGGCTACCAATTCAGCGCGCACAACTCGTTCTTCGAGCGCTGCATATACGACAATATCCTAGTTCGCCGTTACGGATGGCCGGCGATTCCCCCACGGCAGCGGCGATGCACGGCTGCGAAAGCCGCCGCTGCCTCCCTCCCGCGAAAGCTTGAGGACCTCGGCGCCGTCTTGAAGCTCACGACCCAGAAGGATAAAGCCGGGTACGTCGCGATGATGGCGACCTGTAAGCCCACCAAACAATACAACGCCTGGGCGAAGGCGCGGGCCGAGGTCGCAGCCGGTAAGCGCGTAGGTGCCAAGAAGCAGCTGATCGCGAGTGCGGACGCGCCGCCGGTATTCATCGAGCCCTGGACGCATCCGGAAGTGTTCGAGACGCTTTATCGGTACTGCAAGATCGACGTACGCACCGAAGAACTCGCCGACCTCGCCCTGCCCGATCTCATCCCGAGCGAACAGGAAATCTGGTTTCAGAATCAGATGCTGAATTGGCGGGGCCTCCGCATCGACGTACCGACGGTACGGAAGATCACGGACATCATGGAGATCGAGTCGAAGGCGCGGCTTAAAGATCTCGACACGCTCACCATGGGATTGATTACGAAGCCCGGCGCCGTGAAGTCCATACTCGAGTTCTTGGCGCTCGAGGGCGTCGAGCTTCCGAACCTCCGTAAACAAACCGTCGAGGACGCGCTGAACGGGTTCGGCTTGACCGACGATATGCGGGAGCTCCTCGAGATCCGCAAAGCCCTCTCGATGGCGTCGACGAAGAAGTACAAGTCCTTCCTCGATCGGGCGAACGCCGACGATCGCGTGCGTGATATATTATTATACCACGGGGCCTCGACGGGCCGGGATACCGGCACCGGGGTTCAGCCCCATAACTTCCCGCGCGGGCTGATCAAGATGTCGAAGGACCGTCCGTACGCCGCGGTCGAAAACGTCATCGAGCTCGACAAAGATATGCTGCATCTTCTCTACGGCGAGTCGCTCGGCGTTCTCTTCTCGGCGCTGCTCCGGAACATGATCATACCGAGCGAGGGCTGCGAACTCTTCGTGGCCGACTTCTCGAAGGTCGAAGTCGCCGTCCTCTGGTGGTTGGCGGAGAACGAGCCCGGCCTCAAGGTCTTACGGAGTGACCTCGACCCGTATAGATACCAAGCCGCCGCGAACACCGGGAAGCCCTACATCGCGATCTCCGAGGAAGGCGACGAGCGCCAACTCGGCAAGGCCCAGATCTTAGGCTGCGGCTTCGGAATGGGCGGCCCGAAGTTTCAGAAGACCGCGTGGGATATGTACCGGCTGAAGCTCTCGTTGAAACAGTCCAGAGAGGCCGTAAAGAGCTACCGCGAGGCGAATCCGGCGGTGCCGGATCTCTGGAAAGCGTACGAGGCCGCCGCGATCGAGGTCGTCCGCCGCGGAGGAATCCGCACGGCCGGCCGGTGCAAGTTCATCTACGACCCCCGCCGGTACTATGGGGGTGTGCGCTTCCTCTGGGTCGAGTTGCCGAGCGGACGCCGGCTCGCCTACGCCGACCCGCACCTCGCGTGGCGAGTGCGTACATACGAAGTCATCGAGACCGACAAGAAAACCGGCGAGGATATACTCGTCACGAAGACGTCGAACCCCATGGAGACACTGGAGTTTTGGGGCGTGAATTCCAAGACGAAGAAGTGGGCGCTCGAGCGGACATGGGGCGGCACGCTCGCCGAAAATATTACCCAAGCGACCGCGCGCGATCTTATGATGCCAGGCATGGTGAGGCTCGAGAAGCGCGGGTATCGCGGTCTCTTGATGGTGCATGACGAGGGGATTACCGAAAAACAAATCGGCACGGGTTCGACGGAAGAGTTCGTCGACATCCTCTGCGACCCCCCGCCGTGGGCGACGGACATGCCTATCTCCGCAAAGGGTTGGTCAGGTCCTCGGTACCGCAAAGGCTAACCTCACCATTCTCGAGAGCGAATCCCGTGACCGACACTGAGAAGAAACCAGATCATTATTGCCAGTGTCACGTCTGTGGGGTCGAGGGCGATCTGCTCGAGATCGAGGTGCGAGCCGCGCAGTTCGGAGAACCCCGCTGGACCGTGCACCGGATCGAGCGCAAGGGCGGAATCATCCAGGTGCTGACTTGCGACGACTGCGCGTCGCTGACCCAGGACCTTATTCTTCAGAGCTACATGGAGCGAATCCGTCACGGTCTCGTGCCGGGGTACCACTAACCTCTAGTAAAAATTTATATGTGATCGACTGTAGTTTCGGTGGTTTGGATCGCTTTTATATGCGAACGACTGCAGTATCTTCTAGTAAACGGGAGCAGCAACTTCTAATGAAATTCGACCGACGCCGGAGCGGCACTATCTACTGGAAGCACGAGAATTGTATCGACGTCTTTTTCTGCGTCTCGAAGGTATCGTTCGACGATGACGGGCGGAAGGCGGTATTGAAGGGAACTTGGTGTACTCAGGCGGTCGGCTGTTGGTTTTTTACGGTGCCGGCGCGGCTCGTGATCAGGCAGGAGTATGATCGGTGGAAGCCGTACACGCCTTTCGGGCAACCACGGCTTTGACTCTCTAAAAGAAAACGCCCCACTTTCATCGCTTTTTATGGCTCGGCGGAGCGCCCCCACATCCGAATCGTCGCAGGAGTTGCTTTTAAAAAGCAACCGGGAACGTCCGGAATATATTATGCAGGAGCGCCGCATAAATGCATACCGTATGCAGCGGGGTCTAGGGCTTCGGGATGCCTAAGAAATCAGCAAAGAGGTCGGCGGTCGGAAACTCGCCTGTGGCTTCATTAGAGGCCCGCCAGCGCGCGATCATCTCGGGGTAATCGTTGATAGCTTGGATGAACGGCGTGAGCAGGGAGGGCTGTCTCCGTCGCATGACGAAGGATACCAGCATATGGTTGCGGCAGATCTGGTTCGTCTTCGGCTGGAACCACCGCCAGGTGATCGCGCCGACGAGCGTCTCGACGTCCAGGAAGGTCAGAACGAACCAGCCCCACCAAGGCTTATAGAAACGAATCCAGAGCGCCCAGACCTCGGGGCCGCAAATGTCCGGGAACTTCCAGGGGGTCTCGACGACGCCGTTCTTACGGGTGTTCCAGGCCGTCACGAACCAGCGCTCCCGGTGCGCGCGGAAGACGTTATCGAGGGCGACCCCGGCCATCATCGCGCCGCAAAGCATCGCGATCAGCTGGTCGCGCGAGTACCGATGTGGGAGACCGTACCATTTCTTGCGGTCGGGATGGCGAAGCGGCTGATGGTATACGACGTCGTAGGGGCAGGCTTCCGGCAGCGGCTTCACGATCAGTTCCGTGAGCGCCGGCGAAAGCGCCATGATCGTGCCGAGGATGGCCGCAGTGTCGCCGCCGTCCCACGAGCCGTCGTCTTGCCGGCATCCGGGGTACCCCTTCTCGTCGAGCCACTTCGAGTAATCCATTTTTAGGTGTTCTCGAAAACGGAGAGCGCGCCGTAGAAGCGAACCGTGAAAGGGTTCCCACCAATGGTGAACGTCACGTCGATGTCTTGGAGTTCGCCGATGTTCAGCGCCGCCGAGACGAGGGCCGTGATCGGCGCCGTGATCTGGCCGAGGGTTCCCGGCGAGACGATGGCGACTTTCGACTCGGTAAGCTTCAGCAGCGTGAACGAGCCGTCGGCGTTCGGGAGCTTGACGACGATCTCGGAAGCCGAGGTGATGTCGACCGGAAGCCCGCTCGCGTAGGCGATCCGAAGGGGCAGCGTCTTGGCGTCGCCGGTGAAGATGGTGAAGGGGCCGGCGGGTTGCGGGCAAGTCATAGGGTTACTCCTCTTCGCAGTTGACGAGGCCTACGATCTTCGTGGCCTCCGTTTGGTTTACAAAGCCGATGATTATTAACGCAGGGTTTTGGTTTACAAAGCCGAGGTAGATGCAGTTCATGGACGTGGGCTCCCGCATTGGCGTAAGAGTTTTAAAAGCTTGCCGGTGTCCGGCTCGTCGAGGCACATGAGCGGCTTTTGCGGAACGATCTCGCAGGCCTGCCACTTGCCGTCGAATCTGGTATCGACGCTCTCCGATCTGAAGAGCGTCGAGCAGCCGCTAAGGCTGTTTGCGAGGAATATCGTCAGGAGGAGCTTCGCCCATGAACAGAGCGGTGACTTTGGCTCCGTCCTTATCGGCAAACGCTTGATGTAGCACTTTGAGGTCATCCTTCACCTTCCTATCAGTTTCGCCCTTCTGAATCGTCTTGTCGATGATCTGCAGGAGCTTGATGAGATCCGGCAGCGACGTGAGAAACAGCAAGATCAGCTTCATGCGACGTTTTTCTTCTTGGCGTTGAAGTTCGAGAAGTACGTCAGCCAATAGACGATTTTGCCGTTACGGAAAGCTTCGATGGCCGCCGACGCTTTGTCGAGGCCGGCCCAGTTGAATCCGGTCTTCAGCGTCGCGAGGATGCTCAAGGCCGCGCCCACCAGAGTGGTAAGAAGAGCCGCGAGGATGCCGAGATAGAGCAGCGCCTTGGAAACGTACGGGCCGATCACGGGCAGCTTCGAGACGGAGAGGAGGACTTCGGTCGCCCACTCGGGCGGTGCGGCCGGCTCCGGAACTACGACAGCTGCCGGCGCATCGGCGACTGCGGGTTGAACGGTGACGGGTACTTGCGAGCTCGCGACTTGCGCTTGGACTGCGGAAGCTGCGTCTTGTCCGTGCGCGACCTTAGCGCACGCGAAAGTCAGCGCGAAAGCGAGACCGGCGTAGATCATACATTTCTTCATGACAACTCCTGGGTAACTTGGTTTTTGAGTTTATTGACGTACTCTTCGTCGAGTAGGTTCAAAAGGCGATCGGCCCGATTCGTCCAGCCCCGGCGATATTTTTCGCTTGTCGGCTTGGCGACGATGACCGCATCGATGCGATCCATGATCTGGCCTTGGAAGGCTTTCATAAGTTGTAGCTGTGCGGACGGCGAGCCACCTCCTGCGAGATTTATGAATCCCAAGGATTTATCGCCAATAATGCCGTCTAACTTTAGCGTGGCGCCGCCCCGGCTGAGTGCCCGCTGGATCATAAGCCCAGTGGTTCTAACCCCATAGAGCACGCACGTATCAAAAAATGCGACTGCAAAACCCAGGTTCTGAACGCATCCGAGAGCGAGCGGAGCCCAGTACTCCGCAGCGTATATCTGCTTCGCGATCGCCGGCGACATGAGTTCGATCTCGCGATCAGGAACGCAGACGCCGAAGAAGTTCTCGTAGGTTTTCTTTGTGATTCCAAACTTGGTGGGTCCGCCGGGGTCGTCGGGATCGTTGACGTATTCCCAGCCTTCGCTAAATTCGATGAGGTAATGGAAGGCGACGTCGAGATTGGTCACGCACTCGGCCCGTCGGTCTCGCCCGAGTCTTCGCGCTCGAGCGTATCGATTCGTTTATGAGCTCTGACTGCCGTCGCGCGGGCCTCGTCGACTTTCGAGTCGAGCTTCGACGCCCACCAGACGGCTTTGAAGGCCGCGAACATGATCGACACGATCGTGCCGAGGTTTGCGAGAAGCAAAACCCCGGCGACGTAATAGACCTCTTTCGGTATGTCGAGCGCGGCCTTCGTAGGTTCCACTATTGATAGCTCTCGTAAACGATGATACGGCCCGCAGCTCCCTGACCTCCGTTAGCTCCGCCCCCTGTTCCCGATCCGACCGACGTCTGCGCGGCCCCCACAGCATATGCATACTGTGAAGACGGGTTGGAAATATCGGCTTCGATGTAACCGCCGGCTCCGCCGGCTCCACCGCTCTTTACTGGAGTACCGCCGCTTGAATAAGCGCCGCCTCCGCCGCCTCCAGCGCCTGAGTTGGCGCGTCCATTCTGGCCAGCGCTTGAAACCGAGCCCCCAGGGCCTCCGCCGCCTCCGAAGCTATCGCCGCCCCGTCCGCCGGCGCCTCCGATGTCCACCCCGGCGTTATTTATGTAGCAGCCCCCTTGTCCCGCTCCTCCCGGAGTTTCAAAACCGTTTCCAGAAAAAGTATTCGTTCCGCCTGCGCCGCCGCCAGAAACACTCCAGGTGCCCGCAGCACCGCCGCCAGCTGATAAGGACCCCCAAGTCGAAGCATTTCCCGCAGTACCGTTACCGGGAGTGGCCACACCGCCGCCCGCGCCGGATCCGCCGCCGCCCCATATTTTCACCTTCATCGTCAGAGGTCGTCTGTAAGCGTAGAAGGTCAGCGTCGCGTCTCCCGTTCCACCAGTCTTGGTGAGGGTTCCCGCCGTCACCGCCGGAGCGGTGCCTCCGGTTGCATGGAGTTCGGTGTTGTTTACGTAGGTCGTCTTCACCGTATAGGTCGTCGTGCCGTCGGAATAGGTCGCGCCAGCGGTCGGAGCAACCGAGGGATTCGTGATGAAAAACTTGTATGACAAATTGTGGTTGCCGGAGCCCGAGGTGTAATCGGTGATCACCGGAGTCAGACGTCTGAGAGCGGCCTCGAGGCCCTTCAACAGCGCCGGCGGATTCGCGTGATCGGCGGTGTTCTGGTTATCGAGCATGTCGATCGCTTGCGTGTCGCTCACGTACTGAGCGAGGACGGCTGCGATCGTCGTCCCTTGACGAAGCGCCTTGTTGTTGAACGCCGAACTCGCGATACCGGGTTGGTTCCCGATCGGCAGGTTCGGATCGGCGATGTAGGCGTTTTGCGTCGGCAGGTTGGTGCCGGTGTTTTCGTTACAGAACGGGACGAAATTATTAGTTGGCATGGGCCACTCCTTTTAAATTTTTAAGTCGGTGCGAGTTCTCTGAGCCAAGAGCCTTCGTCCCAGCCTTTTGCTAGTGTAGTTTCCACATCCCAACAGAAGGCCGGATTTGAGTCAACGGGCACAAAGTACTTATCGATGCGAACGCCCTCGGGGCGCAGATGTATATACCCACCAGTTATGAGGGCTAGCGTCAAAGAGTCGACGATGCCGCCGACGATGCCGAGGTTGTAGGTCATATTGCAATTGTCTTGGATAAGAATTCGGAACGCCGGGAAGACCTGAGCCCAGATCGCGTACGCGCCTGTCGTCGTGCCGTCCCAGTTGTTCGCAGCGATCGTCGCCAAGATCAGATTCAGGTAAACGTCATCCGGAAGCGAAGTGATCGTCGACGGAGCGTCCGCCGGCTGCCACTGACCGTAGTCCCATCCCTTCTCGTAAGTGCTGTCCCAGGTGAAGTAGACGTCCGAGACCGGGATATGCACGGTGCGCGAGACTCCGACCCACTGGCCGATGATGTCGAGTTGGTTTCCTATCGGCGGAGTCGAGAGATCGAAAAGCGAAGGAAGCGCCTCGCCGCTCATCTGGTTCATCAGCTTCTGCACCTGAACCTGCACCGAGACCATGAACGACAGCATGGCATTGAACTTCGGCTGGTTCTTGTACTCCGACGTGACGAGATTTAGGTAATCCTGAATTTCCACGGCTCTCCCTTTAAACGATCACGAATACGATGTCGGCGTTCGGATCGCACTCCGGTATCTCGTTGAAGTCCAAAATAATATTCGCGGCAGCGAATCCGCCGCCGTTCTTCTGAATCTGAACGCCCTGCACATAATAGGTGCCAGGGATAGGTGCTGCGTTGTAAGCCGACACGAAGATCTGCGTATAGACCACGGTTCCGCCGATGCCGAAGCTCGCGACGAGTTCCGCAACCGCCGCTGCGATCGGCGTCTCGAACGACGAGTCCCAGCCCGTCAACGCCTTGATGGTGAGTTGCACGCCGATGGTTGCGGCGATACCGGGGCTGTAGAAGTTGATCGGGACTGGCAAGCCCGCCGGGTCGATATAAGTTTCGGCGTGCGAGTTCGGGCCGGTCGCGAAAGTGTTCGTGCCGGGAGTTTTATATAGACCGATCGTGTTCGTGATGTCGGTGACGTCGCCGCCCTGAACGATGAAGCAGACCGAGTGCGGGGGCAGACCGTTTCCGTCGGTGATGTCGGTGACGTTCTCGTACGCGCGGACTTCGGTAACGCCCGAGAGATTCGCGAGTGCCGCACGAGTCGCCTGGATCACGGTCTGAGCCGGGATAGCCTGCGATACCGATTGACGCAAACGAAGTTCGCCGTCTTGTTCGACCGGAGCTCCGGGAGTCGCAGCACTCGAGTTGGTCACCGACTGCCAGCCAAGTGTCGGCGTCGAGATGACGGTGATCGTCGAGGCTTCGGCCTGAACCGCGCCGTCGACCGTCGAGGTCGCGGTCACATCGATGTCGCCTCCGGGCGGAATCGTGACCGACGCCGGCAGCGCCCATTGCTGCCCTAAGCTATCCGCCACGATACCGTTCAGAATGACGGTGCCGGCGGTACCCGTGATCGTCACGATCGCAGTCGATCTGGTGGGTACGTTCCGTCTGAGGCCGTTGATCTTCACCACTCGGGAGAGACCTACGCCCTGAGCCGTCGTCGGCGAGAATGAGTTATAGGTTTTAGATCCGGTCAGGGCCGTGTCGTATAGTGCCTGAGCGAGAATCGCGGTCCATTGTCCGTCCATCGAATCGGGGCCGAGGTAGACGTCGGCTCCGTAGATGCCGCGGTACTGGTCCTGCACGAACTGAAGGAACGTCGGATAGTCCGCGTAGTGGTAGCCGGTCGAATCGATATATACCAAATCAGCAACGGTCATCTTCGCTCCCTAGAGGTCTCGCTGGTTCGTGACGTCGAGATCCGTCGGCCCGTAGAGGGTGTCGATTCTCGAAGTCGCCAGGTATTTACGTTGTTCAGTCTGAGCTATGCTCGTGTAAGTTTCAATTGCGGTCACGCCCTGAACGCCTAAAATGTAATCCTGCACCGTGACGTCGGCGGTTGCCTGGTTGTGCTTTCCGAGTACGCCCTGGACCCACGGCATGCCGACGGTCAGATCGAGGTACCATTCACCAAGCCAAAGAAGCAGCGACGTATAGACGACCTGGGCCACGCACTCTGGCGAGTTCGCGAGGAAATTGAGTTGCGAGTTGCCGAACGTATAGTCACCCGTAGGCGATAGTTGTTTAACCCTCATTTGAGAAGCGCTCCTATGTTGGTCAGAATCGGCACCAGCGCCGCTTGCAAGGCCGCACCGGGGGCTTGCAGTTGCGCTTGGGTCGCCGGCGCTCCGCCCCCGCCGTATCCCGCGAGCGTCGTCGCAAACGTATTCAACGCGCTTTCGAGATCGGTCATTATGGTCTTGAGATCGGTCGTCGGATTTTTCATGCCGAATTTCTTCGTGGCCTTCACGATCGAGAGATACGTGTCACCTGAGTCGTTTCGGATCTGGATCTCAGTCGTCGAGATGGCCGCGATCTTCTTCGGCTGCGAACTCGGCCCCGGAATCGCGAAGCCGTCCGAGAGGTCGTGCATTCGGAATTCCATCGGCTTGTTCTCGTACCCGCCGTTCTGCCACCAAGCATCGATGCAGCGAGAAGCGAAGACGACGAGCACTTCGTCGCCCGCCGCGAGCGGGAAGGTAATCGTAAACCCTCCCGCTCGCGGGAATACAATCGGCACATCTTGGAGGAGTGCAATGTTTTTGTATACAAGGGTTCCGTCGGACTGCTCGGCGCGACCTTGGATCGCGAGTTGAACTACGCAGGTCATCTTCGTGAGGTCGACCGACTGAACGATGCCAGGCATCGCCGTCCAGATACGCGCCTGATGGCCGTCTTGCGCAAGCCGCGTGCCTTCTTCGTTATCGTTGAGGTACTGCCGTGGATCTTCGCTCATGGTCCGTAACTCACTGGTACGCTGTTGATGGGGTTCGTCGACGGATTCACCGTACAGCAGATGACTTTCGAATACCAATCGAGGCCGCGGTTATCGCCCTGCTGCTCGATCACGAGAGCGTAGTACACGCCGTCGGCGGTCAGCGGAGGGGCCAGGTTCACCGGGTCTTTCGGATTCCCGAGGTCGATTTTCAGCTGCGCGACCGAGGCATTGTCGATCTTGATTCGCCGGCCGGGATTGATGAGCGGGTTCATAAGGCAGACCACGTTGACGCCGATATTGGTCTGTTGCGGCGTCCCGATCATGCCCGTCTTGCTGGTGAGCACGACTGCCTCGCCGGGCGCGTACCCTTGCTGCCGGATGAACTCGACTTGCTCGTTCTGGATCGACCACGTGAGATCGTTCTGCTGCGCGAATGTACGGAGATAGTCGCGCGATGTGCCCCAGAGCGTCTTCCCTCTAGGTAAAATCGTCGGCTGGAACTCCGGCTGAGTCCCACCAAGGGCGGTCTGGAGAGAGGTCATCGGGGCCGTGATCTGTTTCAGTTGGTCCGCCATCGAGCTTCCGCTGGCGATCGAGGTGTTGACGACCGCGTAGTTGTAAGCGAGATCGCCGTCGCCGCAGTTGAGGTCGATGAACGTATCGGTCGCCGACTCCCGGCCTATGATGACCTGCTTGATGTTGCCCTTGAAGATGACGCCGAAGTTCGAGTTGTATCCGCCCTGGATGATGACCTGGGTGTACTGCTTTTTGATTTTCAGCGCCGTGTTCTGATCGAGGTTATAGACGCGGATGTCGGCGCAGTTCGGAGTCATATTGCTCGAGCGCTTCACCGAGAATTTACAGTGGAGAGCCGAGAGATCGAGACCGTTCGGCCCGTCGATGTTCGTGCCCGTCACGATCAAAGAGAAATGCCTCCGGTACTGGAGGTTGTTCTCGGGCTGGGCTGATGCGCCTTCGGGCACTACGACTTGGTTAGCCATCTACCGCGTCCGTTTGGAAATAGAGGTTTGAATCGACGCCGAGGTTGTTCAGCGTCGGGACCGCCCACTGATCGCCGTTCGTGTAGACGATAAGCTCGCCATTGATGCCGAGGTACTCGAGGCCGGCGAGGAGATCGGTGCCGGTCACGAAGGGAATGCCGCATACGATGGGGTTCTGAGAGCCGTCGAGGATGTCGAGAATCCAGCCTTGCGAGATGTCGTTCCACTTGTTTACAAGTGTATACGTGACGCCGGCGAGGTCGATCGTGAACTGCTGCGGAATATTCACCAGAGGAATAAGGAAGCTCGTCATCTATCCGCCTCCGAAGAGAGTGAAGAGGGCCGACTTCGAGCCGCCGTTTTGCGTGGCTCCGTTCGAGCCCGGATTCTTTTGATTTATGCGAGGGACCGTCGTCGCGAGCACCGGCACGAAGATGACTTGTTGGTACGTCGCGTGGATCGCGAGGCAGTTCTCGGTGAGCTTGTCGGTCGTCTGCGTGAGCGACGCCATCAACATGCTTTTGTAAATGCGCTTCGGCGTGACAATATCGAAGGGAATCGCCGACGACTGCAGCGTCCGGAGTTCCTGATAGATCTGGTCGAGCGACTTGGCGCCGAAGAAGCCGAGGGTCGTCGAGCCGGACGAGAAATATATCGTGTGAGAGAAGGTCGTCGGTTCCATGTAGGCGTGGTCGGTGACGCTCGCGCCCTGCTGGACCGGCTGCTTCGTGATGGTCAGCGTATCGGTCGCCTGCTCATTGACGACGACCTGTACGGCGATGTTGCCGAGCTTACGCGAGGGCTTGAGAAGAATATCCTGAAGCGGCTGGCTTAGAAAACTCAACGAGTCGCCCCTTTCAAGTTGCGAACGAAGTCACGGTTCACGTTCTGCTGTTGCTGGGCCGTCAGGCGCGCGGTCGCGTCGGCGTTCGGCGAGCCCGTGATATTGATCGATGTCTGCATGTTGGCGTTCGTCGTCTGTCGGCCCGGAGGCGGTGTCGACCCGAGAGGCGCGGTCTGCTGCGGATTGAACGCCTGCGGCGTCTGCCCGTTGCCGAAGAACTTCTCGTAGAGGCCCCCGCCCCAGGTTCCGAGAGCGCCGATCGAGGAGGCGAGCCCCTTGATCGTATCCCATACGCCGTTGACGATGGTGCCGAGTCCCTGGAAAGCGTTTTTCAGATGCTCGATGGCGGCGAAGCTGTTGCCCGAGAAGTATTCGTAGATCGCGCCGCCGACTTCGAAGATGACCGTGAACACGCCGTCGAGGACCTTCTTCATGCCCAGCAGGGCCGAGGTCACGGCGTTGATTACCGGCACGAACGAAGACCAGTCGAAGAGCGACTTACCGCCCTCCTGCCAAGTCTTGAAGTCATCGAACAACGCGAGAAGCGCGACGAATCCGGTCAGGAGGGCTCCGAGCGGGGTCGCGATGAAAGCTAAATTGAGCAGCCTCCATGCTGCGGCCAACCCGATGACGATGGTTGACCAACCGTCCGTGGCTTTATGCAGCGTAACGAAGAAATCGTACACACGCGAGAGAATTGACCAAACTCGACCACCGAGGATGGTTACGGCTTTGAAGGCCTTGAAGGTAACCTTCACGAGCTTCTCGAGCGCGTTAATAATGTACGGCATATTCTCGTAGAGGCGTTTCCGAAAGGCGTCTGACTGCCTGGTGAGTTCTCCAAAAAACCTTGACGCCACGGACTTATAGATCGCCTCGAAAGCGAACTTCGTCTTGGTGAGCGACATGTTCAGCTTTATCGAGTCGACGATCGTCTTTCGTATGTTTATCCCGGCGGCTCCGTACGCCTTCATCAGTTCCCGCCGGAGAACTATGGCTTTGTTTATTGCGGGCGCGACGATGTGGTACTGGTACCCCATCTCCTCGAACCCTTCAGAGATTTTTGAAAAAGCGAATACGATTGCGCCGGCGAAAGCGTTGACGGCGGTGTAGAGGGCGGTGATGCGGGTTGCGGACTTTGCGATCTCGGAGTTGAAGATACGCAGCGACTTCTCGTCGACCTGGAAGCCGAGGCCCACCAAGAAAGATTTTATGATGTCGCCGTCGGTCTGAGCCATTACTTATTCTCCTGCGCCTTCCTCCAGCGCTTCTCGTTCTCGGCCTTTACGTCGAGCGCGGCATTCATGCGCGCGACGTCTTCGAGATCGAGGGTTGCGTCCTTCAAGCTCTCATACTTGCAAATCCCTTCGATCGCCGGGCGGAGCAGCCAGTCTTCATCATCGACCAGTCTAACCCACTCGACCCCATCTGTGTCTCCTCCCCCGAGGGTTACTTTTGGGGGAGTAAAGCGAAAAAACCGGACAGGTTGAACATCAACGCCCGGCCGGCCGCTTGCAGCAGCACCGGGAGTTCGAGGTCCTGCATCACCAAGCCGGTGTCGGTCGCAATCTTCGCCCAGGTACGGAACTGCGGTTGCTCGACCTCCACCACACTGAGAAGTCGGTAGAGCACGTAGTCCGCGTCCGCGTCGGAGAGCTTCGAGAGGCCCGCCAGAATCGGTTGCGCGATCTTGGCGAACTCGTCGAGCTTCTCGTCTTCCGTCAGATTGTCCGCGTTCTTCGCAGCCTTGCTCATGCTCGCGATAGACGGCATGACCTCGGCGAGAAGCGGAGAGATCCGGCGTACGATATGGAACTGCCGGAAAGCATCGAGCTTTCCGATCTTGAAATTCTTATCACCGATTTTGAACTCGTTCGTCATCTCGAGCCCCTAATCTACTTGATACCGAGAACCGAGTTGATCGCGAGGGAGTCGAAAGTCCACTCGATCATCGGGCCGGCCTTGTCATAGACAAGTTCGGGTTTCTTCTTGAACGCGCAAGACTGGCAGGTCGTCAGTTCCAAGCGCGCGGTGTCGGCGATCGTGATGAGGTTTTGGCCCCAGAGCGCCGAGCTCGCGGCTTGGAAGTCGTACGCCAGCTGCAGGAACCCGTTCGTCGGCGACGTCTTCAGGAAGCGCATCGTGAGCAAGCCTCCGTTTGACGCGATCAACGTATGCTGGCCGGCGCCGTCGGCACCGATCACCATCGAGTTCTTGTCTTCGCTGGGCGCGATCGAGATACCTTCTTCCGCAACCGCGGCACCAGCACCGAGGTTGAGGGCGATGCCGGGACCGGCGATCGCTGCGACAATATTGAGAAAACTATATGCGGTCATCGGTCACTCCTTAACGGTTTACGGTTACGATCACGTCCGCTTCTTGGAACGCGCCGGCCAATTTCAATGCGATCTGTGTGGGCGGGGCCTTACGAGCCGCGCGGTCAGCTTCGCTCTGCAGGTCAACCGACGGCGCGAAGATGTAGTACCCCAGAGGCAGGTACTGACCCGTGGTGAGGCTTCCGAACACCGTCGAGGAGTTCCAGACGCCGGGGCCGGCGAGGCCGTTCCACACCGCGCCTCCGGGCTGATTTCCACAGACTTTTCCACATGCGTTCGAGATCTGATTCTGACCGGCATCGGTCTGCGGAATCTTCGTCGTCGCGGTGTAGAAGAGATTGTAGACGGCGGTCTGCACGGCATTTTGGAACCAATCGAGACCCCACACTTCATCGATGAAGTTGCCGGAGCCCATCGTGCCGTACTGAATGATCGACGTGTCGTTATCGTACCCGACGAAGACGTTGATGTTCTTCGCCTGCAGGGCGTTGGCCTGATCTTCGGAAAGATTCTCGGCCTGCACTCCCGGCATCTGCTTGTACATCAACTCGATCGTCGAATTCTGCGCGTCGAAGTCGACGGAGAACATACGACCGAACATCGACGCTGCGACGTAGGGTTCAAAGGACGAGTAGTCAACGAATGTCTGGTTATAGCCCGCTGCTTCAACCAGCGACCCGATGTCGTTCGTGACCAGGGAAGAGAGGCAGCCCGTATCGCTCGTCGAGATACCGAGCATGCGGGTCACCGAAAGGGCCTCGATGAAGTCCGCGACCGAGAGGTACTGAGCCGACGTGATCGCGGTGGTCGCCGCGAAGGTCAGGCCGTACCAGATGGTGGACTTCGCGGCCAGCGCTGCCGCCGCTTGCACCGGGGTCTCCGCTGCGTATCCGCTCACCAGGGCTTGGCTTTCGTCGGCGGTCAGGCCGAGTTGCGTGGAGATGTCCGCGCCCGAGGCCGGCGATACTACGTATCCTACCGACGAAGGCTGGACGCCGCCCGAGAGGGTCGCTCCCGATACTGCGAGGTTCGAACCGGATTTGACCAGCGAGAACGAGTTGCCGGCGGTACCGGGCAGCTTGTCGATCACGTCGATCTTCAGGTTGCTGGAGGCGTTCAACGCGTAGGTCGCGTCGTCGATATTGGCGTTTAACGATTGCTGCAGGAAGGTCAGCAAGTTCTGGATCGTGGCCGCAGCGTCGGCGCCGATGACGACTTGGTTTCCGACGGGGCTCGAGGCCACGAAGGTAACGGCGGTGCCGTTGACGGTGAAGGAATCGCCCGCCGTCGGTTGACCCGAGATCGACATGAAGCCCGAGGCGTACGCGCCGGCTCCGGTTGCGTCCGAGATGATCTTGAAGGCCGAGCCGGTCCATACGCAGGTCGCAGCGAGCAATGCCGCCGTCAAGCGCGCGGAGATCACGGATGCGACGCCGTTCAGGTTCGTGACGGCTGAGAAATCACACGTCGTAACCGCCGTGAGAACTCCGCCGTCGATCGAGACCTTGAAGGCTCCCGTCGTGATGCTGGTCCAGTTGGACAGTAGCTGTTGGTTCGCGGTCAAGATCGCGCCGAGGTTAAACCCGTGCGAAGCAGACGCGATCCATCGACCGACCATCAATGACGTCGGTTGAGGGACCTGGCCGAAGTAGAGAGCAGCGGCTTCGCTCTCGGGAGCGGCCACGCCGAAGTCGTTCGCGACGGCTTCATAAGACGAATACGAACGGAGGCGTTCGAGGCCGGAGATCACATCGGAATCGCCGGCGATACAGAGAGTGTTGAAATCGCGTCCGACTGCGGGAGCCGCGCCGACACTGACCGTAACTCTGATAAGTCTATTGACTGATAGCATGGTTAAAATCCTTTCAGTGAAACGGTAAGAGTGCGCGCGGCAGTCTCATCCGAACCAGTTTTGATTTGAAGGTACTTGACGCCGTAAAACGGAGCCGGATCTATCGCGATGTAGCGACCTTGCGCGACCGTATAGGAGAGAGCCGTACCCGAAGTCGTCGAGTACACCTGCTGCCACGTAGATCCGTCGATCGAGGCATTGAACGTAAGAGTCGTGCTGGTGAACGCTGCCGGTAGTTGAATTCCCACCAAGGTGAGGCCGTTCGTATTTATCGTACTTACGGTCTGCGTGGCGGTGCCGCCGGCGAGGGCCGCTCCGGAGAGCGTGATGTGCGTGCTCGATTTCGCGAGCGTGAAGGAGTTGCCCGCGACGCCGAGGGTCTTATACGTCGCTCTCAGCTGATTCGTGGCGATCGTCGCGTAGGTACACTTTACGATCTGCGTGTCCGCCGAAGCTTGTAAGAACGCTAGGAGGCTTGCGTAAGTCGTCGCGACGTCTACGCCAATTTGCACTTCGTTAGCGCCGGGCACCACGGCCACGAAGGTGACCGTGGTGCCGTTCAGAGTGATCGTGTCGGTGTCGCCGGGATTGGTGTCGAGCTTTATCGTGCCCGAGGCTGCGGTCCCGGTGATGGTAGCCGTCGAAAGCACCAGGACTTTCTCGACCGGCATCGCCTTCGTAGGCGCGAGCGACGCCGAGAAGGCGGGCGCGCATAATACAAAAGATAATATAAACAAGAGTAGTTTCATGCTTCTTCCTCCGCCGCAAAGGGCAGTTCGTAGTTTTGATCTGCTGCTGTCTGGGTGTAGATCGTGCCCTGTGCCGAAACAAACGAGAGGAGCGGGTATACCCGTTTGACGACGCGGGAGAGTTGGATCTCCATGCGCCAGCGGTCGTACCATCGCTCGTTGAAAAAGTCCGGGACGTGAATCGCCGGCGCGTCGCCGATGAAGCCGATGTTGGCTTGACGAAGCGACGCCAGATTCTGTGTAAGTTGGAAACCGTCGCGGATCAGTCCGATATTGTCGTAGGCGTTGGGGCCGTAGACCGAGATGCTGACCGGGACGAGTTCTTTTCGCTGGAGGCTCGGAGCCGGCAGATCTTCCGCCGTCTCGATCGCGATATAAGAGTTGAAGTCGGCCTGCGCCTGTCCAAGCCCGAACGCGAGCCAGTCGGTGTTGATGTCGGGCTGCTTCGCGGGCTCGCGCTGCCACTCGGGGCGCACGAGGTTGCCGGGAAACGTCGAGAGGCCGACGAGCAGCTGCTGTACGAATTGAACGAAGGTCAACCCGGCCGGCGTCGTATTGAGTTCGGGCGTCTTCGGTGCTGGGATTAAAATCCCACCTGTCGCCGTCGTATGCTGACTCACGCCGGCACCTCCGCGATACAGGTACCTTCACTCCAGCCGGCGCCCCAGTTCGACCAGTCGAAGACCGTCTGCACTTGGTAGCGGAGACCTTTGAAAACGATGATACTCGAATATTTGCCGGGCTCGGATGCGATGATCTTGCCCTTGAACCAGAAGCTCGAGATGTTGGCGACTCGCATGGCTTCCGGGAGTTTCTGGATCGTACGTCCGCTCGCGGGTTGCACGCTGCCTACGGTTTCGAGAGGTACGTCGGTGATGACGTTCTCGCCTTTGGAGTTCACGACGGGCGTACGCGTGACGACCGTCATGCGGTCCACGAAGTCCGGATCGAGGAGCAGTTCGGAGACGTCGATCTTCGCCATCTACCGCCCCCTCACAACGTACGTTATCGCATTCCTCATCTGCCCAGTGACGAGCCAGTACTTGTCGCCCTTGAAGCCGATGGCCTTCCGCGAGCGCATCGTCGCATCGGACGGCTTATTAGGCGGCACGTCCTCCTGCGAGTTGATGACTTTCTTCACGGAAGTAGAGGCGATTAAACCAGCGCGGTTGTAATAGGTGTCCATGGCGTCTAAGCCACTGGAACCACCCACCAGAGAAGAGAGAACTTTCTGAGCGCAGACTTTGAATTGCTCCGCGATCGAGTCTTGGGCGTTTCGAATCCCGATCGCCATGATCGGCCACGGCGGGATGTTGTTCATCGGCGAACCGAAGTTCGCGATGGCGAGGAGCGCGGCGTTTCCGATCATCTGATCTTCGCCGGTCTCTTTGCGTGCATCGGTGTCCTCAGGAATTCCCACGAGTACCTTATCGTACTGGAATTTCTTGACGGCATCGTTGAACTGTTTGGTGAAGTCCTTCGTGACTTTCAGAGTGGGCTTGCTCATAGCTGGACACACCCGGCGCCGAAGATCCGGACGAGCCGGATGAACTGCTTCCCATACGTGGTGAGGTTCCAGTAGCCGGCGTCCTTTTCGGACATCGACTGAGCGTCGTATTGAACGGCGACCGATCCGACGGTCTTCGAGGTTGCGACTCCGCCTTGCTGTCCGGGAGTTCCGCCGATCGCGGCGGCTGCGGCGTTCTGGCGCGCGAGCGTTAGTTCATGGGCGAGATACAAACTCACGCCCATGTTCCAACTTCTCTTCCAGACGCACTCGACGACTTGCTGCGAGATAAAGTCGACCCAGAAGTCAACCATAGGAGTCGGATACAACTCCGTATCGTTAAATTCCGGGAACGCCTTTCTGAACGCAGCAACATCGAAGGTCAATGACTACTTCTTCCTTCCCTTGCGGGCGTGAGGTTTGTCTTCCGACTCGCCTTCGCTTTCGGACTCGCCGCCGATTTCGGCGTCGGGCTCGAGTTGCGACTTAGCGACTTCGGCGGACTGTTTTGCAGCATCGCTCGACGCCGGCGCCAACTCGCCTTGCTCTTTCTGTTCGAAAGGCACGATGAGTTTAGCCTTCGCGTAGAACGCGAAGCTCGGGTCTTTCTGATGCTCCTCGGAAACGGCGTGAACTCCGACGTGGTAGATCTTACCGACGGAGTTCAAGCCGGCCTTGCCCTTTCCGAGCAAGACCGATTGTTTGAATACGAATTGTTTCACCGGGCACCTACCTTAGATGCCGTCGGCGTACTGAACCGTCTCGGGATAGACGAATTCAATTTCACCGAGCGCCCACAGGTACGGGGCGATGAAACGGATGCCCATGTAGTACGCCGTCTCGCGACGGATCGGCACCATGGGGTAACGAACGCGGCTCTCGTCGTTGGTGTAAGCCACCATACGATCCGTGCTGTTCGCGCCGCGACCGGGCAACCACTTCACCGGCTGAATATCGAGCTCGCGACCGTTGATGGTCAGCGCGATCGAGTTCTGCTTCAAGAAGGTGAGGATCGACACGTTGCCGGCCGACGATACCTTCTGGCTGGAGATGTAGCTGAACTGAAGAGGCGGAAGGAGCAGCTTCGAGGGGCAAACCGCGTAAGCGGCAGCGGCCCAGGTAGCTTCCAACAGCGCGTTCACGTCGGCGAGGATTTCATCAGCGGTCTTGTTGACCCACTGAGTGGAACCGCTCACGCCGGCAGCGACGTTGCTGGCGGTGATCGAGGCGTTGTTCACGAGGCCCGTCGCACCGACGCCGGAAGCGCCGATGTACACCAACTGGTCGATGTTGCCTTGATACAGCAGGTTGAGTGCTGCGATCTTTTGCACATCGATCGGCTGGCCCGTTTGCTGCGAGCGATCGAGCTCCACCGAGGTGTAGCTGACTTCGCGAGCGAGCAAGCGGAGCGGTAACACGATCTTCTGACCGTTTACCGACACGCCGGGAATGGCCGTGGTCTCTGCCGAGATCCAGGGCAAGTTGCCGCCATCGCTGGCGGTCGCCGGGTTATCCAGCGATCCGGGACCGGCGTACGCCGAGCGGATGAAAGACGTGCTTTCATCGCTCATCGTGATGCCGGAGCGGAGTTTCACGTCGCGACCCCAGCTAACGGAGGTCAGCGGTTCGTAGAGACGCTTGTCCAGATTTTCGAGCTGGTTCACGTAGTACGCGAGGGTACTATCCTTTGTTCTGTGACGTCCTAAACGGCGCATAGTCTGCCTTCCTTTCCGTTAGCGCGCGATGCGCAGTTCGGCGTTGTTGTTGGCGTCTTTGCCACTGCTGGCCCAAGAAGCCTGGGTTAAACTTAAAGCCACGTTGTCGGTCGAATCCGAGGTCGCATCGAACGTACCCACTTGGGTGTTGTTCACGGACGAGTTCACCCGGAGGTAAACGACGCCGCCGCGGGCCGGAGTTCCGTACACGCAGAGGACGTTCACGTAACCGCGAACGCACAAGCCTTGTACCTGAACCGGATTCGGGATGTTGCCGGTGAGGGCGTCCGAGTTGCTCGAGATGCCGGGAGCTTGGCGAACCAAGACGCCGGCGAATTGAGCAGCCGTGGTGCCAAAACCGACTTGGCTGATTCCCGCGCCGTTGTAAACCATGCCGATACCGAAGCTCTGCGCGAAGACGTCGGCGACGGCCACGAGCATTGCGGGTTCGACGTTGGATTCGTCAACGCGAGTGATGTCGCCGGGTACGCCGGCGGGAGCTTGGTACGTGTAGGCTTGAGGACTGGGAATCGCATCGCAGGTGCGGAAGCGACCGAGGCTCACCAATTGGCGAGTCTCTTGAATGCCGGAACGGCCTAAACCGAGGCCGACGACTCGAAAGAACGAGCCGAACTTACTGCGGGCGGTTTTCGCGATCTTGAACGGAGCGGTCATCACGGAGACGAAGCTCAACACCAAGCTCCAGATGAAGAGTAGAAACGTGTTCATATTAATGTACCCCTTTCTGGGCATAATGTTTTTCGTTGATTTCATTGATCTTCTCCGGAGTCATCTCGCCGCCGCCGGCGATCATTTCCTGAGAATCGCGGACCTGTTTCAAACCGGCGAAGCTCTTCGTCCGGTACACTTTCACGACTTCGCTCGCGCCGACGAAGAGGTGGTCGATCGTTTTCACGCTCGCCTTCTTCAGATCGACGGCTTTGCCGCCGTTCAAGCGTTCGATGATCGCCTTGGTGTCTTTCGACTCGTAGGCTTTCATCAGCGTTTGTCGTTTGGCGTCTTTGCCTTTGGCTTTGAAGCCGGGAGCGAGAATCTCGATGCGCGACGCCTCGTCGGTCGTGGCGGCAGCGGGGCTCTCTTCGAAGTCGTCGTCTTCGGCTTCCTCTTCTTCGCCTTCGTCTTCGACGATCATCTCTTCGTCCTGGGCTTCTTCACCCATCATCGCGAGGAGCTTGTCGACTTTGGCTTCGAGCTTGCTCAGACGATCTTCTTCAGCGCCGCCTTCGTCTTTGGCGTCGTCTTTTTTGTCGTCCTTCTTCTCTTCGGACTCGTCGGCGTCTTTGGCCTTATCGTCCTTCTTGTCGTCGTCCTTCTTCTCGTCGGCTACCGCCGGCTGAGACATGGACGGATTCGAGAGCGCATCGGCTACGCGAGCCATCGTCTTCTCGAGTTTCACTGCCCAGGCGGGGGCTTTCTCGTCGGCGGTTTCTTTGGTGTCGCCTTCACCACCGGCTTCACCACCGGCTTCATCGACGACCTTCGCCGCCTCATCCGCCGCCTTGGACCAGATCGATTTGATCTTGTCTCCTAGCTTTTTCATTTTCGCTCCTTTTTGGTCGTTGATGGCATATTTGTCTCCCGCGCGACCCTGAGGAACCAGAGCCAAGTGGTTGCCAATTATGTTCGTTTGCATGCCGCGTCCGATGCCGAGCTCGATGTACTCGCACTCGTACCCGCACGACACTTCCCGGATACCGCCTTCGACCATCAAGATGGCTTCGTGATCGGTGACGAGAATGTCGGCTATGAGGTCGTTTTCAAATTCACCGCTGCCCTTGCGGACGTTCTGGATATGGCCCTTCGCGAGCATCTTCCAGTTTTGCGGGTTCACGAAATCTTCGGGGTGCTTGATGGTGAAGGGCTTGCCTTCGAAGGACGCGATCGTCTCGGCGCGAAAGACTTCCTTCGGCTCTCGCGATACGATCGCTCTTCCGTCGGGGCCGACCGTAATCGGCGACTCGTCTTTGCCGTAGATCATCTCACCGGAACGCGCGATCGGCACGTTATAACAAATCAAAAACCCTTCCGGGGTCTTATGAATATTGTCGGTGAGCTTTGTCGCAAAATGCTTTTTCAATCGGATCTCTCTACTATAACACGTTGATCAGGTTGTAGTAGACGATGACCTTCACGGTCGATCCGGTTCCGCCGGAGACGGGCGTCGTATCGTCGGACGTGATCTGTACGGCTTGCCCGCCGATACCGACTCCGGCGACTGAGCCGGCGTATGTGAAAGCGGTCTTACTCGTGGACTGGTCGATGAACCCGGTCGTCGGCATCAGCTGGATATTTACGCCGCTGGTATTGTACTCGACGATGAGATTCTTACTCGCGCCGATCGTGAACGCTGCCGCGCCCTTCGTATATATGTATTCGACGGCGACGACTTGAATCAGTTTACCTGACTGAGCGGCCACCAATTGGATGGGAGTTCCTGGGAGGGCGATGACTTGGGCGGCGGTTAGGGTAACGGTTGCGGCTCTGAAGGAGGCGGGGAAGACGGATCCGGCTTTGATCGCGTTCACCGAGGTCTCGCCTTGCTGGTTCTCAAGCACGATCTGAGGGTTGAAAGTAGGCAGCGCGAACGCGGTCGACGTAAACAGGCACAGCGCGATAAGCGCATACAGACATTTCATGGTTTATTCCCCCTAGAAAAAGATGTCGCTTGACCAATCGGTTGTTTTTGGTTTCGTCTTTACGGTCTTTTAGATTTCGGGGTTTGTCACGCGAAATTATTCAGTATCAAAGACCGGCTCCGCAAAGCACCTGCAGTTCGGGAAGGTTCCCGGATGGCCGGTCATCCCGTCATCCAATGTGGGCGGGTCGTCCCAGCTGAAGATCATCCCTTGCAAACGCTTGCCACGTAAGAATTTGTGGCTATGGCGGACGGCGGCGTCGCCTGAATTATGCCAGCGATATTGATTACTTCCGACCGACATCGCACGTGCCTGGTTGATCGCGGCGTTGGCGCGCGCGGTCTCCGTTCGCGCGATCAGCTTCGCGCGGTTTACCGCGACCTCCTCGGTCATGCCCATCTGCTTCTGGAGCTCCGCGATAGTGTCCTCGTCCGGGGTCGCGCGCGTGCCGGCTAGAACTGACTTCAGGGCTATATCTTGCGCCCTTCGTCCAGCTTCGATGGGTATAGACTTGATGAGCGCGACCTGCTCTTCCATCAACGCGCGAGCGACTATACCGATATGAGAATCGTTCGCCTCGAGCGTGATCGCCACACCAATCGCTTTTGATTTATTATTGTAGGCGCGCTTGTTCGATCGCTGTACCTGCTCGAGCAGCTTCGCCGATTGCGTGCGCGCCCACGGCCCAAGCTTCTTCGAGTACGCCTCAAGTTCCCGCTGCACCGACGGATCGAGTTGAAAGCCTACGCCGTTGTTGTGACCGTATGTACCCTGCTCGATAATATGCGCCGACGCTCTAGCGATCTTCTTTAGCGACTTGGCGAATTGTCTCTCGGCTGCCGCGGACGGTTTGAACTTACCCTTGAGGGTCTTCTTCGACTTCGTATTCGCGTCGCGCGTGAGAGATCTTATGCCCACGGCTTCCACCACTTACGTGGTTGGTGATCGAGAGCCTTCACCGGCTCTTTCGGTTCTGCCGGCTCGGTCTCCTGTCCCGGTGCGCCCTCGCCAGGTTTCGCTGCTGCTTGCGGATCATCCGGTCCCACGTCTGGCATAGGTGGTTCATCCGAATCGGCTTCCTCGATCTCTTCGTCGGTAATGTTGGTGAAGATTCCGGTGTCAGTCGATGCGTCCCGGAGCTCTGTAAGTGTCGTCTTACGGCTGGTGACTCCGGAGTCATACGCGCCGAGTATGGTTTCGGTTGTCGTCTTCGCATTGTTCGCCTTGTCCGTGGCGCTCATCTGCCAGAGCGGTTTGAAACTGAAGCTCATATCTTCAGGCGGGGCTTTCCCGAGTTCAGAATACCAGAGGACTTTGAGAAGCGTCTCCCAAGGGCTGCGAAGCTTGGCCTCTTGTCGAGCGTTGATATTGTCATAGTACATACGCATGTCCGCCTCGCCCGTCGACGAGAGTCCTGCCGGCGACTGCCCGAAGAGGCGCACCAGTGGGATCTCGGAGGCCCCGGCGAGTTGCTGCCCGAACTGCAGGAGCATGTCGGATAGCCCGGAGAACGTATATGCGGTCGACGAGAAGACGTCGTTCTTATCGAGGAGCGTGAGCCCTTCGTTGACCTGGAGTTCGCGCATCATATCGAACTGCGCGTATAGACCTTGCGTGGCCTCGGCGCCTGCGGCGAGGACTTCCCGGAGGTTTTCGATCTGGACCGTACGCAGGTTCGCGCGGTCGATCAGGGAGCCGGCCGACATCGTAGCGTTGTCGAAGCAGATCAATCGGTCCCAGAGACGCTCGAGCACCGACTCGTCCCACATCTGTTCCGTAATCGCCTGGAAGTACGGGAGTTTGATTCCGCCGAAGCGGATACAACGCGTGTAATGAACCGTCGAGCCGTCGATCGACGTCGGGCGATACGCCGGCGACATCTCGTCCGGCGAGTTGACGATCTGATAGAACGAGGGGAGACCCATGTCGGGGCCGGAGTCGATCGGGTTCTGCACGACGGGGTTCACCATCCAGCGGTCGAACACGACGATGCCGCGGAACTGGCCCTTTGCGATCGTCGTCACGTCGAGCGGAGTCGAGAGATCTTGTCCCTCGATCTGGATCACGCCGATGCCGCCGCCGTAGAGCCGTCCCCACTTGGTGCCGTCGCAAATCGATTGCCAGAGTTGCAGACGCGAGATTCCGTTTTGAATCTTGCGAACGTCGCCGTCGTCCTTTGCCGACATGATGTCGAGGCCCGCGCGAGTCATATCCTCCGCGATAGAATCAACCACAGCGCCAACAACCCAAGAACCACGATATGCGGCTTCGAGTTTAATTCGGTTGCGAGTGATGAGGTCGAAAGTGTAAGTGCCAGCTGAGAGTGTATTGTCATTACGAAGACCAATGCGAGATACAAAGTTATCAAAGCCGTCCGCCGTTTTGAAGAGTTCTTGGACCTTCGAGGTCTGTCCCTTCGCCTCCGCGCGGAAGACCGCCATCGCGTCAAGCTTGATTGGGCTCGGCTTCGCCGCCGTCCGCGCGCGGCCAGGGTTCGGGCGTTTGGAATCTCTCGTCTTCGCTTTCACACGCACCGATTTCTTAGCCGCCATCGCCTAGCTCCCCTTCTTACCTAACGCAGTCCATTGTTTGATCTTGTTGCCAGAAGACAGCATATCCATTACGGCGTCAACCATCGGGTCGATCTGGTCATCAAAGTCGTGACTATCGTCCGCTGTGAACGCCTCGCACTCGGCCACGAAATCCTTCGTGAACGGCGCTTCCTCCGGGATGCAAACCGCGCCGACTTCGATATAAGGCAGCGCATCCATGACCCGCGTATATCTGTCCTTATCCCGCTCGATGCCCTCGATCGGAATATTATACGGCGGCATCTTCAGCGTTTGAATCAACCCGGTACCCGACGACTTATCCTCCGGTTTCAGTTTACGGAGCGACCCGTACTTCTCGGAGTCGCGCGCCTTCGCCGTCGCCCAGAAAGCAACCGCCCGCTTCTGTAGCTCCGGCGCTTCCCACTTACCCCGTATCAAGTCGATGAGGTATATACGACCGTCGTCGCCGAAGCCCCACTCTTCGAACACCGAGTAATCGTTATGCTCTTTTGTTTTCTGCGCGGTATCCGCATACACGATCCGGTACTTGATCTTCGGCAGCACGCGATAGCGCGTGAAGAACTGGCCGTGGATGACGTTACCGCCGAGGGCGACCGGCGCTTGGTTGTACTGCGCCGAGAAGACGTGCCGTGAGATCCGGGCGCCTGTCGCATCGGTGCCCTCGCCTCTCTCCATGGCGAGCAAATCCCTGATCGGCTCTTTGTAAGGCCAATACGAGAAACGCCCATCGATCGCGTCGCGCGCCGCCGGCTCCGGCACGAGCAGTTGGTACTTCGGCTTTAGCGCGTTCACGTATTCCTGCGAGATCACCGCCGGTATCTTTACGATCCGCCACTTGCCAGGAAGGTTGCCCTTCTCGATAAACGCGCACGGGTCGGACTCCGAGATGCGCTGCATCACTATGACGATAGGCGTCTTAGGATTCGCCTTCCGCGACTTCACCGTGGTGAGGAGCTTTCGATTCGCCTGGTTCAGCTTCGCCGGCGAGAACGCATCCTCCGGCTTGATCGGGTCATCGATGAGTATAGCCCCTTGAAATCCCGGCGCCATGTGGCCTGCGCGAAAGCCCGTGATCTGTCCACCAAGGGAGGTCGCATATACGCCGCCGGCCGGCTGTCCGTCGATCTCGACGTTCCACCGCTTCTTCGCTTTCGCATCGTCGGCGATCTTCATCGGCCAGAACGATTGGAACTCGTCGCTCGATACGAGGTCACGAGCTTGCGCGGAGTTGAGGCCGGCGAGTTCGCTCGAGCCCGAGAGGTGTAGGAAGCGTGCGCGCGGGTTCTTCGCAAGGCCGCGGGCGATGAGATTGATGACGACGATCTCCGTCTTCGATGCGCCGGGGGCGACGTTGATGATCAGGTTCTCGCAGCGCCCTTCGATCACGTCGTCGATCGCGTCGCAGATCATTCGGTGATGCCAGTTGACGATGAACTTTAGGGATTGGCGGAGCTTGAAGAAATAGCGCGTGAAGAAGAGATGATCGTTCTCGCAGAGTTGCCGAGCCGCTGCGCGCTTGAGGTCGTACTCGATCTCCTTGGCCACATCAGACTTCCTCTTCGAGTTCGAGCAGCGCCTTTGCGAGCGCCGTCTTGTCGATGACCGTGACTTTCTGATTCACCGTCATCGGCTGGATCTTGATCTCGTCCGGGATCTTGCCGACTATACGCTCGGCTATACGCTCGATCACGGTGTAATCGCCGTTCTTAATAGCTTTCATAAACGCCACGGCTATACCGACCTGAAGCCCCGTCGACTTCGGGTCCTCCGCGATCGCTTTGATCTTGCGGACGTCGGAGGTCAGCACGAGTTCGATGATCTCGCGGTAGGATTCTATCGTGATCTTACGCAGAGCTTTGATCGCCGGGTTGTGCGCGCGACCGCCCTCGGGGTTGCCCGATTGCCCTTTCTTGAAGCGACTATGCTTCGGGGGCGGCTTGGGATTTGGGTTTGCCATTTGCCTGTACCTTTGCCTGCGTCGATGGCTTTCGTTTCGTTTCGGCCCGGATCAGCTGGGCCTTGAGTCCAGTGTACTTCTCCCAGCGCGCGACGATGACGTCGCAGTAGCCGGGGTCGAGTTCCACAGTATAGCACGAGCGCGCCGTCTTTTCGCACGCGATCAGCGTCGTTCCGGACCCGCCGAATATATCGAGCACGAAGCCGGCCGGCGAACAGGAGTTATCGAGGCAGTACTGCACGAGCTCGACGGGCTTCATCGTCGGATGCTCGGCATTGCGGGAGGGCTTCTGGAACTCAAGAACAGTCGTTTGTTTACGGTCGCCGTACCACGTATGGGCCGCACCGGGTTTCCAGCCGTAGAGAATCGGCTCGTGAATCCATTGGTAATCCTGGCGACCCATCACGAGCGAAGACTTCTTCCAGATCAGGCATTGCTTTACGAGCCAGCCGGCGTCTCTCATCGCGCCGCGGAAGTTGTATCCCTCGGAGTCTGCGTGGCTCACGTAAACGGCTGCCCCTGGCTTCGCCGCGCTCACCATATTCTTGAAGACCGAGGTCAGGAACTCGCGGAATTTCTCGTCGCTCATCTTGTCGTTGGCGACGGTCAGCCCGTCGGTGCGGCGGTTACGCGCCTTCGCTTCCGCCGGCGTCTCGTCGTATCCGAGCGCCACGTTATACGGCGGATCCGTCCATACGCAGTCGACCTGCTCGCCGTCCATAAGCTTCTCGATGACCGAGGCCGAGGTCGAGTCGCCGCAAACGAGGCGATGGCGTCCGAGTATATACACGTCGCCGAGCTTGGTCCGCGCGGGAGCTTTCTCGGGCACGTCGTCTTCGTCGACGCCCGTGTCCGTATTGGTCCGCGTATAGCCTTTGACCTCGATACCTACGATGTCTTTGATCTCGTCGGGGTCGAACATCGTAAGCTCTAAATCGAAATTCACGTCAAAGCTCGAGAGGTCCTGCATCCACTCTTTGAGACGCGCAGGGTCCCACTCGCCGGCTCCCTTGTTCGCCGCGATGTTTGCGGCCTTCTCCGTATGCTCGTCCCAGTAGACTTCTCGGTAGGGAATCCGCTCGCCCTTCGACTCGACATAGCCGAGCGCGACCGTGCCGACTCTCGAGGGAGTGCTGTACTTCTTGTTTATGACGATAGGAGAGTCGGGAGAGAATACGTCTTGCCGGCGATGTCCGCCGACGAGCCGCTGAGTCTTGCGGTTGTATACAATCCCGGATAGATCGCCGAAGCGCTTATAGGACTTGAGCAGCATCCGCTGCTTCTCGGCGGTGATCTTACGGGGGTTCTCTGGATTCTTCGTGAGGTCTGATAATTTCATGCGAGCTTAGAGGGTCGCATGCGGAGGGCCTAGACTGTCAACGCTTTTTCTTGGCTCTCGCCTTGCCGCTGGGCATCGTCGAGAGGTCGACGACCTCTCCGCGCTTCGGCTTGTAGTGTATAGACGCGTGTCTCATCCAAGCGGAGAAGTTGCCGGCTGCGTACTTCTTCGCGTTGGCTTTGATCTCGCGGATCGCGCGCTCGTGGATCTTGATCGGTACGAGCGTCGCCTCATTATTCTTTTTCGCCGGAGCTTTTTTCTTTGCCACGTTGTCTATCCTTAGAGAGGAGCCTGGGCGGTGTCAATCTGAAAGTCTACGCAGTCGATGATCGAACCCGTGAGCGTGCAGGTGACCTACGTCGCAATTCCTTGCGCGTATACATTTGATGGAGTGAAGGGAGGGGTGACGAGCTTCGCCGCCATCTCCGTCCAAGGTGTCGGAACTCCGTCGACCGGATCGGTGCCGCTCGAGCATTGACCTACGACTCCGCCGACCGTTCTACAGATCTGCCAGAAGCTCGTCTTGTATCCGATCGCGGGCACGGTCTGAAAGCCGTCGTCCCAGCAATAGTCTACCGAGTCGAGTACGGCGCAGTGACCCGTCATCGTGATCTGATACGAGTTACCGCCCGAGGAGACGGTCGCGTTCTTCACCAGGGTGTAGTAGGTCCCTGATACCGTAGGATTCGAAGGCGTCGGCGCGACGATGCTCGGCGGATTCGGCGACGCGGGGTCGGTCTTCGACGAGTCGGCGGCGCCTCCGCCGCTCGAGCCGCAAGCGGTCAGATATAAGTTTAAAGTTATAAAACCAATTACGTTTACAATCGAGCGTTTCATCTAAGACCTCCTAGTTATATCGTCAAATAGCTTCTTTAAAATCTCTTCGGCCTCGGGGTGCTGGAGCATCGCGGTGCCGAATTTCTGCGCTAAATAATCTTTGAAGACTCGGTACGACCTCTCGCGGATCTCGCTCAAGGGGCCGACGCAGAGAGCGCGGAAGAGCGCCTCGTCGAAAGTCTTCGGCGTTCCGAGTTCCTTATCGTTGCTCATAATCCGTACCTTGGTAGTCGGCCTCGAGTTCGTCCGCCGATACTCCGGCGTCGATGAGGAGGCCGTCGAGGGCTTCGCAAACCGTCTCCGGCATCGCGCCGTCCATCCAGAGGACGTCGACTACGGCGTCGCTTTTGAGGATGGCCTTTTTGATCTTGCGTAGGGTCTCGATCTGATTTTGCGTCATCGTCTATCTCCTAGTTCGTTACAATACTAGGATAGCGTGGCGCGTCGGTAATTGGAAGCGTATATACGCAAGGGACCCAACTATTTTACTAGTCGCGTATATACGCACACATCCCGTATATACGGGTATCTAAAAGAAATCGTCCTCCGCCTTGCCCGGTTTCGAGACGTTCACGAGACCCCGGCGTATACCGTATCCAGCGATCAACAAGGCGTCGATAGGACCGTCCTGAAGCGTACCCTTGGTATTCGTCGGTAGGACTTTGACCAATTTCGGGTATAGACGCTTCACCGCGATCATCGACTTGGCCTTGGGCCGCAAGTCCGTCGAGAGGCCCTCGTGCATATACTTGGCCCACTTCGCGGGCTCGACGTACGTGACGGGCATCCCGATCAACGCGATCGCGATCTCGATCGCAGCGAAACCGCGGCCATAGTTGAACGCGCCCTTGGAACCCATCGCCATCGGTATCGCGCGCTCGAGGAAGACGTGCGGGCGATGACCCTCGAAGATCTCCGTGAGCAATTCGTGTACGCCGTCGAAGTCGATCATCCGGTCGCCGCCGGTGACCACCAAAGGCATGGGCCAGGCCTTCAGAAAATCGGAGCCGTCGGTGAGCACGAAAGCGCCGGCGAAGCCGGGATCGATACCTAACGCCAGGCCGGCTCGTGGGGCAGAGGGGGCATACCCTTTTCCCTTATAGTCTGCCTGTGTGTTTTTATTCTTACTACTATGTCTACTCATATACTATTCCCCCTAATTACGCTTAAAAACTACTTACCCTACCTACCAATATAAAAGGTCTGCCCCGTCTGCCCCAAATACGACTTAACCGTTTGAAATTGCACCGCTCTATGGTGGGGCAGACCCCCCTCAAAGGGTATGCCCCAGGTATGCCCCGTCTGCCCCATCAGAGGAAGTCCGCTTCGGCGTCGTGGGGCAGAGGGGTCTGCCCCAAATGGGGGGTCTGCCCCAGGGGTCTGCCCCACGGTTTTTCGCCCTCCACGAACGACTTTCTCCAGAGCCGTTGACCCCCGATTTTATGGCGCTCGAACCCGAGCCCCGTCAGCACCAGAGTGCCCGTCTGAAGCGTATACGATTTGTCTGCAAATCGACCCCAGGGAGCGCCGACACCTTCGAAGAGTTCGCGCACGCGGAAGCGTTCGAAATTGAATTCTTTGCCGGCATCCGATTCGATGAAGTCCTTCAGCGCGTCTCGCATCTCCGACTCGTCGTCCTCGACGCGGCGATCTTCCTGGGCCTCCGCCGCTTGCTCGTTCGCGACCTCATCGAGCATCAAGATCTCTCCGGTCTCCCTGTATATATGCATCGCTTCGGCGAAGAGTTGGTCTCGTACCGCCGAGAGCCCTTTGACGTCGCAGGTGCCGACCTTCACCGGCCAGTACCGGCGGTTGCCCGTCGGGTCCTTCAGGTATTGCCCCTCGTTCACGGTACCGATGAACACCGACTGCCGCGGAACATCGGCCTGGATACGCCCGTAGTGCGGGCGAACCGTATCGGTGCGACGGACGAGATAGGCTTTGACCAGGTTGTAATCGCTCCTCTTCACCGACGTGAGCTCTCCGAGTTCGATCAGCCACTTGCCCTGCAGGTTCAGCATCGCGTCTTTGTCTTTGAGGTCGGGCAGGTTATCCATGAACCACCGATCCGACGCGAGCGCGCGGGCGATCGAGGACTTATACCGGCCCTGTTTACCTTCGAGGACGAGTACGTAATCCCATTGGCATCCGGGCTCGAAAACCCGTTTGACCATCGCTAGTAAAAATTTACGACTGACCTGCGAGAGGTACGGCTCCTCCGCTATGCCCTCGCAGTAATCCTTCAGCCAGGTATCGACGCGCGGGGTTCCGTCCCACTCGAGCGTCTCGAGCCAATCCCTGACCGGATGAATCCGCTGCTTGTGGCCGACGAGCGACGTCGCCTCGAGAACGGCGTTGGTAGCCGGCTCGATACCGTATGCATCCGCGAGCCATCGTTTGACCAAGATCAGATCGATGTCCTCGAGCGGCGCCTGAGCCTTACCGCCCCAGGGCGCGTTGGCTCCGTAGATCACGCGATTGGCGAAGAGGTCTTTCACGAAGACGTTTCCTTCGACGGCGTGCGAGAAGATCAGATCGAGATTCTTCAGACTGGTGGTCAGCTTCCCCTGCTTGGTGCGGTCGAGATTCTGCCTCCAGTTGATCTCGGAGAGTAACTCCTCGGTCTGTTTCTCGGCGTCTTCGGGCGAAAGCTTCTCGTCGCCGGCTTCAGAGTCTACCTTCGAAAATACAGAAGTCGCCGAGCGTTCGGCGAAGATTTTGCGGATGGTGTACTTCCATAGCCAGTGCGCGGCTCGCGCGCGATCTTTCGTTTGTGCGTGGTCGTAAGCGCAAGCGCTAAGGAAATTGCGAGGGTCAGTAAGGACAGACAGAATCTCGTTCCGGTCCAGCCCCGCAGTGTGAAGAGCAGTAGCTGCAGGTAACAAGAAGCTAGAGCGATCGACGATATTAGTTCCATGCTTGATTCCTCCCAAAACTTTGGCAGAGATCGGGAGCCAGTCAAGGTCGACGTCGCTCACATGAAATTCAAAATCCGCTTCGGTCGCTTCGCGACCTAGCTGGGCACCGCCGCCATCCGCCTCGCTCGCTTGCCCTCCGGCCTTGCCGGCCTTGCCGGCCTTTTTGTTAACACTTGCTGACACCGATTTCACGTTCGCGAAGTCGAACTCCGGAAGCTCCGATTCCATCGGATACTCCCATCTATACGCCTTGCCCGTGTCCGGATGTATAGACGGAGGCAGCGCCATCTGCCGCCCGTCGGAGTAGATGCACACTTCGAACTTGTGCTTCGTCTTCCCCTTGACCTCGACGGTCTCCGTCGATTTCGCGACCGTGATCATCTTGAAGGGCTCCGGCGTCACGCAATATAGATGGCGCGAGCCGTTGCCGGATCCGGAGCGGACCTCGGGCATCGGCGTATGGCCGACGAGGCCCTCGACCACTTTCATAGCGGCTTCCTCGAACGCTGGGTCTTGGATGTCGACGTCGATACAGGCGAGGTAGCCCGCCTTCAGCTTCGACGGCGTACCCGTCCGGACGCCTACGTTGTAACCTTCCTTATACGTCGACTCGAGGTACGCCCAGATCTTGCGCTCGCCGGTCGTCCACTTCGACTCGACGGGACGCTTCGATTTCGGGTGAAGCCAGATGATCGCGAACCCCGCCTTGTATAGACGGCGTGCTTCTTTGAGAACGTCGCTCATCGCGGAACCCCCTCGATGATCTCCTGATAGGTGAGCTTCCCCTTCGAGAGCTCGACGATCTTCTTCATGTGGCGTACTTGCGGATGGCAGTGACCCCGGCGCCAATGGGACACCGCCGACGGGTCGATGCCTAATTTTTCGGCAAGTGGTTCGATGCCTATATCGTCGATCCAGGCAATGAATTTTGAAACGGATTTCGTGGATTTGTTCGACTTATCCACATTGGATTTAGCCAAGCGATGCCCCCTCTCCCTCGGTGCTATGCGTGATGAAGTGCTGAAGTCTTTTCAGATTCTCCGGTTGACAAAGCCTACGGGAAACTTTTAGATTGAGCAATACCGAAACTGAGAATTTTTAGGGGGCGTCGCGCTGTATATACTGAGCGATGAAAAAACAGGGGATGGGACAAACCGAGAGCGCCGTCTTGCGCTTCGACAACACCGACAAGCATTTCTATCTCGAGCTTTTGGGGCCGTCGCCCCATTCGCATCTCTGTCCCGATGACGAGCGCGATCTCTGGCAGATCGTCGACTCCTCCGTACTACGATCTTCGTCTTTGAAAGCGGCGGCACGGTTCAGACCTTATGCCGATGACACCTGCGAGAGAGTCTTCAACCGTGCGTTCAATCGAGAGCTTGCGGTCCCTCCGATGTCGTCGCTTTCTTTTCTCGATGCTCACCAGATAGACGGCGTGCGCTGGGTACTCGGGCGCACGCGTTCTTATCTGGCCCACGCGCCCGGCGCCGGAAAGACGGCCCAGGCGATAGTCGCCGGCATGCTGATCAGAGAGCCCGGCCAGGTCGTCGTCATCGTACCGCCCGACCTTACATATAACTGGGAGCGCGAGATCGAGCGCTTCACGAAGCACTTCCGGGCGTTCGTGACCGTAGGCCGCGTCGGCACGTCGCTGACCAAGAAGGCCGTCCACTGGAAGGCCGACTTCCTGATCGTCCCGGATTCGATGTTAGCTAAGGAATGGGTCTATACGGCCTTAAAGAAAATCCGAATCAAACTGCTCGCGGTCGACGAGGCCTCGAGGTTCAAAGATCCGCTGGCCTCCCGTACGAAGGCGCTCTTCGGAGGCGCATCGAAGTACCGCACGTACGGGGGGCTCTTTCAATCGGCCGGCCGCACCGTCTTACTCGACGGCTCGCCGATGCCGAACAGGCCGATGGAACTCTGGGCGCCGGTCTACGCTCTCGACCCCGAGGCGATCGACTGCATGGGAATGCGCGATTACGGTTTCAAGTTCTGCGGCGCCAAGATGAACGAGCGAGGTCAATGGGAGTTCAAGCACTCGTCGAACGAGCGGGAGCTTCGCGATCGCCTCCGGAAGCGCTTCATGCATGTGGTGACCGAAGATCAACTCGATCACCCGGAGCGACGCCGCTCGATGCTGTTTATGAACCAGGATACTCGGAAGCCCGAGATGCGCGAGTGGGAGCGCAAGAATCTGAAGCTCCTCAAAGGCGAGATCTCCGAAGATCTCAGCCAGGGCGAGATCGCTCACCATAGGAAAGAGCTCGGGGTATCCAAGATCGCCTGGGTCGTAAAATATATTTTAAATCGGCTGGAGGACAAGAATGAGAGAATCCTACTCTTCGCGTGGCACCGGGAAGTCTGCCTCGGGCTCGCACGAGGTCTATCGAAGGGCCGCGGAGGCAGCGATGCCGTCGCGCTGGTCATGGGCGGCACTCCGCAGGAGGCTCGGGAGAAAGCGTTCCATAGCTTCCAGTCCGGCGCTCGGGGCTCCGTACGGGTCATCGTCGGAAACATCGCGGCGATGGGGCGGGGGCACAACCTCCAAGCCGCCGATCGCGTCGTGTTTTGCGAACCGAGTTGGTCGGATGAACTTAATAAACAGTGTGAGAAGCGTACAAGTCGACGCGGGCGCGATGCCGCCGCGTTCGTTCGCTGCGAGTATGTGGTCGTTCCTGGTTCGCTGGACGAGCGGGTCATGACGGCGCTCTTCGCGAAGGCTCAGAGAGTAAAGAGGGTGATCGGGTGAGCAACAGTATTGTCACAAAGAGCAGCGAAGAGATCCGGGTCGAAGCTGAAAAGCTGACCGACGAGATCTGCGACTTACTTCCGAACCGCACGAAGCTCGCGGTCGCATTGGTATGGCAGTCGCTTGGAAAGCAGATTAGAGAATTATCACCGAAGGACTGGGCTACTGCCGAAAAAATATTGAGCGAGGAGTTCGACGCATGAACGACACGAGTATAGACGCCTATCCCTTGCAATGGCCGGCGGGCTGGAAGCGGACGACGAGTTACCAGAGGCGTACGTCGAAGTTCGCCGATAAGAGTTTCGCCGTCGCCAGGGACTATCTGATGGCGGAACTCAAACGCTTCGGCGCGACGAACATCATCCTCTCCACCAACGACGGGCTCCCGTACTCCGGCTACAGGCAGCCCGACGATACGGGCGTCGCCGTCTACTTCCAGAAATCCCAGGGCTGGGACAAGCCGAAGAAGTCGATGGTCTTCGCCTGCGATCAGTGGCGAAAGATCGAGGAGAACATCTACGCGATCTTCAAGACGATCGAGGCCCTGCGCGGCATCGAGCGCTGGGGTTCGTCGGATCTGATGGAACGATCGTTTACGGGATTCACGGCGCTGCCGCCGGCTCCTCCCGCGAAGCGCGACTGGTGGGACGTACTCGGAGTTCCCCGTCACTCGTCGAAAGAACATATCAAAGCCCGGTACCGCGAACTGGCCGCAGTAAACCATCCCGACTTCGGTGGGAGCCACGAGGCGATGACTCTGCTCAACCGTGCTTACGAGGAGGCCATGCGATGACTTATAAAGATCCAGCGACCCACCAGATCGTCCTCTGGTGGGAGGGCGAAGCTTACGTCGCTAAACTCAATCAGAAAATGGAGACCGACTTCGTTTCATTTCTAAATGATATAGGCGAAGCCGGGCGTCGCGATCTCTGGTCGGTATTACGAATCAATCACGGGTCTGAGTTACTACTTACAAAGGAGAAGACGGTGAATCCTTATCAGGAAATCTTCGAGGAGATCGAGGCCGAAGCGGTCACGGGCCGCGAGAAGTACGGCGCGTTCAACTCGGCACACGAGGGCTTCGCGGTCCTCCAGGAAGAGGTCGACGAGTTGAAGCAGCATGTCTGGACGAACCAGTCGAAGCGTGATCTCGGCGGCATGAAGAAGGAAGCGATGCAGGTCGCGGCGATGGCGGTACGTTTCGCCGCCGAGTGCTGCAGCGAAGAGCGAGGTCGCCGATGAACGTCCTCAACTATCTGATGAGCATCAAGGCCGACATCGGCGAGTTCTCCGTCGAGGAGAACCACGCCAAGAAGACGATGACGGTGCGCTCGACCAGAGCCCTCACCAATGAACAGAAGCAGGAGCTCTGGAAGCACGTCGTCGGCCTCGACATCCAATATATCGTGACGGTCGGGAAGTAAGCTTTATGACCGTGGGGGAATGGTTCGAGGGCGACAAGATCATGCGCGAGGATGTGACTCTCCTCGGCGAAGAGTCCGAGTACAACGAGAAGGCAGCGCGGTTCATCCTCGAGAAGTGGGAGACCGACGCCGACGACCTCACGCCGAAACAATCGGCGTGGGCTGGCCGCATCCTCGACGATATGGTCGAGCGGCGAATCAACCATCAGAGGAGAAGGTGATGTCAACGATTCCGAACAAGCCCGCGAGCGAGATGACGCTTCGGGAACACTACGCCGTCGAGGCGATGAAATGCCGGCTCACGAACGAGGATATGTACAAGCGCCACGGCTGCCAGTACCACGCGGTCGCGGACGATTCCGTCAGATGGGCCGACGCCCTGATCGACCGGCTCAACGGGAAGATGCCGGAGGCCGAGATCACGCCGGCAGAGGAGAGAGCCAATTGAAAATCACAGTCACCACCGTCTACGAAGACGTCCCGGCCTCGCAACTTTCCTGGTGGGTCGAGCGGATCTTCAGCCACAACGCCGTCGTTCGCGAGCAGCCGCCGGGGAAGGTCATGCAGCTGAAGACCGACTTCACGGCGGGCCGCGAGGTCAAGATGTCTACGCGCGATCCGAAAGGCACCGGGCGCGCCACTACCACGATGAGGCTTGAGAAATGAAACGCGTGACCTTCCCGACGAAGCCCTACTCGTGGGTTCAATTTCCCGTCACGATGAAGGGCTTCGATAAGCCCGCGCACCTGACCCTCAAGTTCTTCGGCGGAGCCGAGATCGACCATTACGCCGTCGAGCAGCGGTGCGGTACGCACGCGCACCAGATGCTGAATATGAAACTCGCCGAGTTCGTGTGGGAGCCGAAGTTCTGGTCCTCGCCGCATGACCACGCAAACTACTACGTGCTTGCCTTCGTAAAATATCCGTCGATACTCGGGTTCATGCACAAGACATTCGATCTTATCCGTGACCCGTATATACCCTGGACACCGCATATCACGGTGACGAAGGAATACTTTCTGCTCGTCGAGGACCAGGCGTTCACTCCGCAGGAGTGCCAACTCGTCTTCGGCGAAGCCGAACTCTGTCTCGGA